TGGGGTAAAATTTAAGGCTCTCAGATTCTTCTGAAAGCCTTTATTTTTCTAATGGCGCGCCCGGCGGGACTCGAACTCACAACCTTCTGATCCGTAGTCTATTTAAAATGACTTTTTACTAATTTATATTATCTTATATTTATCCACGTTAAACCCCTTATTTTGCTTGACTCTGTCGTTTTTATTGTTTATATCAATTTATATTAAAATATATTAACTTCTATAAAAAATTGGGGACAAATTGGGGATAGAATGGCGCAAATAAAAACAAAATATAAAGGCGTTTATTATCGAGAACATCCGACACGTAAAAACGGAATTCGGAAAGACCGTTATTATATCTTAAGATTTACCGATAACGGAAAGCGTCATGAAGAAGGTTTTGGTTGGGAAAGCGAAGGTTATACGGAAGCTAAAGCAGCAGCGGAGATAGAAACAATCCGAAATAATATTAAAAACGGCTCCGGATACTTTAGCTTAAAAGAAAAAACAGAAATGGCTAATGCTGAGAAAAAAGCGGCTGCCACCGCCCAAATAACCAAAGAACGTGAAAATATTACCTATAAACAGTTTTTTGAAGATGTTTATAAACCCAGTTATATAGATGTAAAAAAAATTAAGGAATGGAAAGTCGGTATGCATAATACCTATATTTTTCCGGTTATAGGTGATATGCGGCTTATTGATATAAAGCCGGTGCATATAGAAAAGATAAAAGCTAAAATGCTTGAACAGAAATTAGCTCCTTCAACAATAAATAAAGCGATTATCTACATCGGGCACGTATTTAATGTGGCTAAAGCAAATGATTATTTTAATGCAGACAGCCCGATATCAAAGGTAAAACGATTAAAAAAAGATAACCGCCGAATCCGCTTTTTATCAAGAGAAGAAGCCGGAATATTGTTTGATGCTCTAAGTAAAATGAAAACAAATACGGTTTTTGATATGGCTTTATTGGCTTTGTGCTGCGGCTTGAGAGCCGGAGAAATTTATAAATTACAAAAAGTTGATATAAATTTTAATGTCCGGAGACTTCATATTCGTGATCCGAAAGGTGTTGTTAATAGAACCTTACCAATGCCGCAAATCGTATTTGAGCGGCTACAAAAGCGATGTATGGATTTGCAACCTAATGATTACCTATTTATGAAAACAGACGGCAGCGGACACGTTACAGAGGTTTCAAACACATATCAAAAGATTGTTGATAAACTTTTTAACCAAGATGTAACAGATACCCGAAACAAGGTGGTATTTCACACACTGCGCCACACATACGCCTCTTGGCTTGCCATGGACGGTGTAGATGTATATACAATTAAAGAACTTATGGGGCACGCCACACTTGAAATGACAATGCGTTATATGCACCTTGCGCCTAATAAATTTGATAGTGCTATCGCCAGTTTTGAAAATCCGTTACCTATGATTGAGGCAAACTAGGCTTATAATATTTATCATAATACCCAAGCTGATATCTACGGACCGCCTTTGATACAACGCTCGGATTACATTTTAACTCCGTCGTAATTTCAAAGTTGGTCTTACCCTGTATATGCAGGTCAACAACTCTTTTTTGCAGCTCTGTTATGCGTGGTTGCTCTTTTTTTGATTTTAAGACAATTTCCTTATCGGAGACGGTTACTTTTAAAATCGCCAAATTTATGGCCGTTTTGCGCGTCTCCGGGGAAACGTCTTTATCTTTGAGTATTCTATTGATAATACTTAAATATCGGCGCTTTGTTAAATATAAATTATCAATGTCAAAATTTTCGCGGTTCCCATCCAAAAATATAAGGACTTCATCGGATTTTATCGGCTCATGCTCTTTTTCCCAAATGATATGATGTTTAGGTTTGGCTCCGGTCTCTGTCCGGACAACAATATATCCTTGAGCGCCTCGCTTAAATTCAGTTCCCACCGGAAGCGCCGACCATGTTGGCTTGTTTTTCTTCTTAAATCCGCCTTTAACGTATTTCTGCTGCCATTCCCAAACGCGGCTATATTTTAGGTTTAAGCCGAATGTTTTGTTAATCAGACGGCACAAATCCGGTGCTTTCATATCCGGATGCTGCTTAACAAACTCATAGACTTCTGGCTGAAAATGGAGCATTTATACTTAATCCTTCGTTATATATCCGGCAACATTAGACTTACCAAGCTGCTGCGTCATAATTTCCTTTTTCATTTCCAACGTTTCACCGGCAATATATTGGCTTGCCAGTAAAGCCATTGCTTTTGAGCGCTCAATCTCCTCACTAAGCTTCTCTTCCTTAACTTCTTCGTTATGCGAAATACGCTCAATCTGCTGAAAAAGTAAATCATTGATTTTAGACATTTGTGTTTGCGGCATTTTTTAACATTCCTTTGAAACAATTGTTATTAAATTTTTGAAGAGATACGGAAAACCCGAAACTACGGACTTTCAATAAATCTTCACAAGACTTTGTACGGCGTAAAACATCGCTTTTCCGGCTGTTTGATACCTTGCGGTTGAAAATCTGATAAATCAAGTCATTACATTCAACCATTTCCGTAACCGTCTTACGCATTGCCTCTGTTACCGGACTTTTGCGAACACCATATTTCGGTAATGTCGACTGATCTACCAAATAATACTCCTCATCTATATCCTCGCCGTCTTTGTTTTTGCCAGGTCTAAACCGTATTATATGGTGTTTTCTCTCAGAGCCAAATACTTTTTTTGCGGCCTGTATAACAATTTCATGCAGATTGTCGTAGCTTTGGTTTTCCCAAAGTAAAAGAGCAATTTCTTGTTTTACGTCATCATATAAAGTATGGCACTTTAGGTGCTTAATATACGCGTAAGCCTCGTTTAACTTCTGCATAAAAACAATGTCTTGCTCTTTAACCATATCATTCTGCCGCAATTTGATAGTTATTGTTTGAAAGTCCGTTGATTGCTTTTTCTTCGGTAAAGCATTTACGGCTGTAAAATTCGCTCTTTTTACCGCGATTAAATTCGCTTACGGGGCGATGATAGCCCATAACGCGTGTCCATATTTCGCACGCTTGACGTTCACTGTCTTCAAGTTTAATCTCGTTCATTGTTTTGCCCTTTCATGATGAATTGATGCTGCTTAATATGTTCCGCTACTCCGTAATTCTCAATGCAACGGAAACGCGGCTTAATATGCAACTCTTTAAGCTCTGTCTTTAAATTCTCAATAAACTCCCCAATTTCAATGCCTCTTTCGGCGTTAAAAGTGATGGAGCACTTAGGCCTTGGCATATAACCACCCCAAGCGCCATTTACCTTCATAACGTAAATTTCTCGTTCTTTAAGGTGCTTATGCCTTTCAATATCTTTCTCCTGTTCGGCAGCAGGATAATCCGGAAAATTTATTCTTAATTGTTTAACCATTTAACATATTCCCGAAAAATGTAAAAAAACCGCCCGAAAATTAACATATTTTGTGAAAAAATCTCATAATCAGGCGGTTTCGTGAGCTATATTTTCTGAATTGTTTGTCCTTTATCGTTCATGATATAGATATTACCGCAAGTAATGTAGTATGTACCGTTTACTTTAACTCCTTTAATAGAGCAAGAGCAGTCTAGTTCGATATTATCTTCTTTACAATCGTAGAAAGTATAGTTAGTAGCTGGTCTAAGGTTTAAGAAATCTACAACACCGAACATATTTTTAATTTGTTCTCCGATATCGGAATGAACGCTGAGGGCGACATCTGGTGCAAGAATATCTGAAAGAAAGTTTCTTATATAGTTCATATATGTAGTATTAGGTGAGAAGAAGCATAATTCGACATCGGTAGCTTCTAAAAGGATATAAGTTTCAGATAAGTCTTTTTGAATTTTAACGTACATTTTGTGTCTCCATAAGTTAGTAAGTGTTTAGTTTAAGTTATTTCTTTTTTGCTTCTTCAGCTTCCTCGGCTAATTTTTCTTCGCCTTTTTCAATCTTTAAAGCATCAGATTTCAAAAATGCCGTAGAGAAGAAGTCAGCAACCTTCAAAAACTTTGCTAAAAAAGCATCGTCTTTTGGGGTTGGTGTGGCTTTTACAATAATTGTGCAACATGCCACTGCAGCACCGTAATATGCCGAATAAGGCTGAATCCAGTGCCAAAAATTCAGTAAGGTTTCAAACATATTTTTCTCCTTAAAATTTAAAAGTTCTAGCTTTGACAGCCCACATCTGCGCCGTCTGCGCTTCTGTTATCGCAATCGAACAAAGTCTTTTTTGTTCGTCCGAAGTCGTTTCGTGACGAAGGTTGTTTATTATATCAATCACATCAGCGAACTTTTGTTTTATAATATCAACGTCCGAACTCTTACTCGGATTAAAAGCTATGCCTACTGCGATTTCGCCGTAAGTTGCTGCTCTTTCTTCATTTTCCATTTTTTTCTCCGTTAAATAAGTTTTTCACAAAAGTCTCGGATCTGTCCGACCCGAAACACCCAACCGTTCCGATATTGTCTGTATTTTGGCTTTTCAGAAAGCTCAACAACAAACTCTCGGCGCCTGTTCATGTAGTTTTCAAGCACCTTACGAACCGGTATTCTGTTTGCTGCTCCAACTGTTTGATTGCCGATAATACCGTCAACCGTAACGTATAAGCAGCGTTGTAAGTCTTTAATTGCCTGCGTAACACCGCTGTTTATGGCATAATCAAAAACGGCGATACTCAAGCAATCCGGCAAATAATCGCATTTGCATTTGTGCCAATAATCACGTTTATAAAGATATTCGGCACGCTCAAGAGTAAGGTTTTTAATGTCTTCGTTCGGGTATGCAGCCGCCGAAATACCGTATTTTGTGCCTTTTAATTCGCCTTTACCGATATTTCCGCCGGTCCAATTGCCTCTATCCCCGGCATCACATTGAAAACCGCCTTCCATTTTGAGCGTCATTTTCTTTGCCGTTTCCCATACTAAAGCTGTCATTTTTTACCTGCCTTTTTGCTTTTCATTTCATCAATTATCAAATCGCGCAGGTCGTCAATTTTGCTTTCCATACGCAAAATAGCCTCATTTGTGGCGTAGTTTTTTGCTTCCTCAGCAACTTTAAGCTTAAAGTCAGACAAATCCTTTTTGACACCGGATAAATCATAAATAAGCCAAACAAATGCTGGAACACATATTATTTCTAAGAATTGCAACCAATCCATCTTTTATACTTTCCAAAAGAAAAGGGAGCCGAAGCTCCCGTATTAATCGTGTTGTAATGCCGCCGGTATACCCGGGGCACCGTAGTAATATGCTTTTTGCAACGCATCTAAAAGGTAAGATTTACCAGAATTATTGGTTAAATCACCCAATAAATACTGTGCCGAGCGTTTATTGGCACCACCATAAGCAATATTTGCCAACCTATCGACCAAACTACCGCCAAAAGAGCCTATACTCTCCCATTTTTCGCTTTTTGGTCGCTCAAATGGTAACGGAGCACCCAATTTACTGCCTGCCTTACCTTCAAGCGTTTGCAATTTCTTGTAGTCAGAACTCAAACGCTCGGCGGTGGCAATCAGTTTCTTGAAGTTTCGTTCCGGCATCAGCTTTTTAAGCGTATTTTCGTCTTCCATAATGGATTTTGCAAGATTCCGATCGGTCTTAACGTTCTCTAAAATTTTATCAAGCCGCCCCTGCAAAAATGCACGTTTATCTCTGTTTGTCTTCAATCCTAAGTTATCAAACTTCATTTCGCTTGGTTTGAAGTTATATCCTTTATCATGAAAATATTCCAAAGACTTTGCTTTTGAAATTCCGGCATCAAAAGGTTTAACCCCCGAAGGCTCCAAAATTTCGGTCATACGCTCTTTAACTTTCATAAGCTGCCGTGTCTCGGTAGTGGCTTTTTTTACCCCGATTTGCGAAGTATCATAGGATTTATCAATCATATCGTTTAATACTTCCTGTGCTCTATGGGTAGCGCCCAACGTGCCTTTTGGATTATTGGACATATAAGCTCCTTTATTAAAAGCCTTTTCCAAGGCATCTTTTTGAAACTCATTAAAATCCGTGGTATAAGCCGAAAGTCTAGGCAATTTACTATTGACAACTACGTTCTGACGTGGTATATTATAAGTAATTCCATATGGTGGACGTATCCCCTCTGAGCCCAGTGGAAGATTTCCCCGCAAAGATACGTTTTGCGGGCTTTTTTGTAGCTGATTATCAATATAAGTCAACTCATCGGGCTTAAACTTATTAAATAATTTCCCTTCTTTCTTGATAATGAAGTCAAAAAACGGTTCTTTTCCGTTTTCTGAAACACCATTATATTTTTTAACCAAATAATCCTTTCCGTCTTTGGAATACGTAATATCCGGCTTTTCAAGAGTATTAGAAAGCGTTCTTACATAATTTTTTCTATCTCTTTTTGCGGTATAATGTTGAGGCTTACCGCTAATATCAATATTGCTATTATTTGCTTTGTTTCGCAGAATTTGCTCCGCTTTTTCCTTTGTCATATTTTTCGGAAGATTAAATTTACTTTCCGCCGGATAAGAAACAATTTGTTCTCTGGTCGGGCCAAAGTCAACCAACTCCCTATTTGCATTATTTGAAATAAATTTATTGTAGCGCTCCTGTTGGCTGTTTAATGCTCCCGGAATATCCAATTTTCTTCCGGTAAGCTCATTTAATGCCTTTTCCATTTCGGTATTAACATTATTATATGCTTCCGGCAGTTTATTGGAGACAGATTCCGCAACGTCATCGCTGGCTTGAATCCCACGTCTGACAATACGAAAACTGTCCTTATCCTCAATAATATTGTTTAATCCGGTTGATTTGCCTTTGGTAACAAGTTTAGGAAATAAGCCTTTTAATGCTTTTCCGGCTTTACCGACCACCGCACCACCGATAACACCTTCCGTGGTTTTTCCCGGTGCGCTCTCTACAAACTCTTGTACATCGTCGGCATCTCCGGCAGCATTAACCAAACTGTCAATACCGCCGGCACCTGCTAAACGGCTTACACCTTTCAACCCGACTTTTCCGGCTGCTTTATAAGCCAAATTACCCAAACCGGCAATATTTCCGGTAATTTCGGTTGCAGCGGCAGCTACCGGATGGTCTTCGTGAAATTGCTTTTCGGCTTGGTTGGCCGGTTGCACAATTTCATTATATCTGTCGCTAAAGGAAGGGGTATTTTCTACCCCTGCCAATTCAGCTATTCTATCAATCGGATACGAACCGACAGCATTTATAAAACCGCCGACTTTACGCCCCAAACCACCGGTAAAACCTTTGTCAAAAGTCGCAACTGCGCCCTCAACAACTCCGCTTTTTTCCGGTTGGGGTGTATGGATAACCTTAAATCCTTCCGGTAATTTTACATTTTTTGCCATTCTCCACCTCTCAAAATCATTCTTTCGCCTTTATCGTTCTCGATAACGGTTCCCTCGACAAGCTGATTGTCGTATGGATTTTCCAATCCCAAAATATCGGCAATAATCGGGATTGCTGCCGCTATTTCTTCCGAAGTCGGGTTTTGCGGCAAGCCGACATAAGTCATAAACTCGCCTAAAGTATTAACACCGCTGACGCCGGCATCTTTAAGTCTCTGAATTGCTGCCGGAGCAATTGCAGCAACAGCCGCCGAAGTTTTACCTTTAGCCTTTTGAACACTTTTACCGCCCCACGGCATATATTGTGTTACACCTTGGTAAGGGCTTAAATCCTTACTGTCTGCAACATTCTTCAACTCATTTAAGCCATTTTGTGCAATTGCCATTGAACGAGCAGTATTTTCGTCTTTTTCTGCCTTTTCTCTGGCTTCCTTAGCGTCGGTTTGACGTTGCTTAATAGCTGCGTCAATTTCAGCTTTTTGGCTGTATTCCTCAATCGGAGACAAATACGGTTGTTCGTTTTCTCTGCGGATTTTTGCCGTTTGTGCCTGCTTATATTCAATATCGGCCAGTTTTTGCTGCCACTCAACTTGATGCTGATTATACTCTTGTAAAAGCAGATTTTGTACCGGCTCACCCGATAAGGCAGACATTTGTTGTGCATTTCTGATTGTTTCTGTTGGCAATTCTGACTTAAAGGTCTCAAAATCTTTATTCAGTTCGCTTTGAGCCTGCATTTTTTGTATGTCTAAGCTGAATTGTTGCAATCTGCCGTTTTCGGCATTCTCATTCTTTATACCTTCCATAACAATACTGTTGTTTAGAGAGTTTTGAGAATTTAAGTTCGCCAAATCCATTTGTCCGGCTTGCTTCTGACTTTCCAATGCACTGTCATAACCGAATTTAATCGCTCCGGTGTTGTATGCTTTCTTGGTTTCATAATCAAGTTTTTCTTCCGGTGTCATCTTACCAACTCTTGTAAGAGCATCCGATAACGACATGCCGTCATCAGTCATCATCTGCACCAATCCGACATCGCCATTGGCGTATTTTTTCTCAGGCTGCTTAAATTTCAAGCCTTCAAAGCCATTATTGGCAGCATATTGATTAAGCGTGTCAATATCAACATTGGCACTTGCCAAATCTTTTGCAGCCGTCGCAAAATCCTTAATGGTGGTTTGTTTTGGCATTTCCAAACCAAGGTTTAACAACTTAGATCTGGCACCGATATATTGCATATCCGAAATTGTGCCGTTTTCGTGCATATTATCAAGAATACCGAGACGTTTATCAATTTCTGCCTGTACGGCTGCTTTTTCTCTTTCTTCTGCCTGCTGCTTTAACGAAGCGTTAAATTGCGCCAGATTTTTACTGTTGCCGAGATTATGGTCGCTTAAAGCAATACTGTTCTGTAATTGCTTGTCTGCCATATTATATGCGTGCTGAAAACCGGCATCACGGTCTTCAACTTTAGCATTTCGGTCATAAAGCCAACCGGCGCGACCGTATGGATCAATATCGGCATAAGCATTGTCAATTTGCTCCTGGTCCTTGCCTTTCAAAGCGGTGGCGAGAGCATCCAACTTGGCTTTATGTTGGGCTTTTTCGTAATCCTCTCCGGCTTGGCGCATGGCACTCAGAAAATCAACATTTTTTGCCGGCACAATATCCGGACGGTTTGCCCGATGAATACTTGCTGTACTTAACGCAAAATTTTGATTTAACATATTACTACTCCTTATACATACGGATTTCTTTGGTATCCGCTATAAGCGCCCATTGCGCCACCGCCGAGAGCACCCCACGGACTACCGGTTGTCGCAAATCCCGAAGCAGCACCCTGTAAAGCTCCGGCCAATGCTCCAGCCCAACCGCTATTTGCATTTGCCTTGTCTTGCGCATATTTCAAGTCAGATTTACCCGTACCGACGGCATAAATATTCTGTTGATTTTCGTAGCCGCTCGGTGAACCGGATAATGCCGTCAATAACTGCGTAATATAGCTTTGCTGTGCTGCATTTCCGAATTGTCCGGCAGTAACCGCATCACCCAAAGATTGAGTAAAAGCGTTTTGACCGTTCAAAACAGAAGCGTAAGCCGCTTGATTTAAGGCGTCATTCTGTTCTTTTTCCAAATCATTCATGGCGCGTTCGTATGCTTCACTTCCTACCGGCAAGCCTTTATTTTGCAAAGCGGTGGCTAAATCTTCCCGACGTTGCTCAAATTGCGGAGTTAGCTTGTCAACATAAGCGTTATACGTTGCGTCAATGGCTCTTTGTCTTGCAGAGTCCGAGCCGTCAACACTAAAGGTATAATCGCCCATATTATTCAAGTTTTGCGCCGCTGAATTGCTGGCGTAGTTTGTTAAGCTGTTTAAGGTATTATCTACATTAGACGTATTATAATTCTTCAAATAGTCCATGTATTGATTATACGGCGTATAATCGTAACTAACTTTTTTCTTTTTACTCATAAGTACTTACACTCCTGTTTTAACATTCCCATAACGTAACAATCTTTGCCGTCATCCCGAAACTGACGAAGGCAACCTTCTTTTTTGAAACCCAATCTTTCACACATTTTCAAACTCTGAAAATTATCAACCGTAACAAATACCGATGCCCGTTTACACTTCATTAAGTAAAAAACAATGCCGAACACGTATTTTATCACGCTTTTTGTCGCCCACCGCTTGTCAGATGAATAAATTGTCATCCAAACATCACGCCCAGGACGAAGGTCATTAAGCAAAACACCGGCGATTGTTTTTCCGTTAAGAGAAATATTTAACGCCAAACAAGGCTCATAATCTGCCGGGTTATCTCCTAAACCGTTCGCAACGTATAATAGCGTTTGTCTCGTCTCATCCTGTTTACATAATACCCGATCCGACTTCATATCTAATCCCCGTATTATACCACTCAATCAAATTACCTGTTGTTTTGGTCTTAAAGACGATACTTGCTTTATAACCGGTGGCGGAGTTTTCAATCCATTGCGACCTTGTAATATTGGCTTTTGATGCCGCCCATTTTGCTTCATTCCATTTTGCCACATTCCATTTACTGATACCGGTACTGGTAATACTGGTGTAATAATTAACGTTTTGGTTTTCGTAGTCCATATTGGTATAAATAATCAGATTATAATTACTGGTGCACTTGGTTTTCGGATTGATTAACGGAATTCTTTTTAAGGTATCCGTTCCCAAGTTATTATAAGCCTGCTCAATATGTCCTTCTATAGGCATACCACCGTCTGACTGTTGGCCGTTGTCAAATTGCATTACTCTTCCGGCGGAAGCAAAAAACATACCGTTTTCAAATTCACACCAACAACGTGCCGCAATTCCGGTAAATCTGCACCATGCGCCGGTATTAACGTTAATAACATGCTGCTCAAACTGATTGGAAACCGGAACATTAAAAATACCGTAACCGCGCTTTGTGTAAATAATTCCTTGCCAACCCGGATGTGTTTTATTCGTAGATGTTCGGTCTAACACCAAACCGCGGATATTATCCGAAAAGGCATAATTTGATTGACCGCTTGCGCCCAAAGCCAATGCACGGCTGAGCGGAATATATCCGTCTTCGCTGATAATTACGATATCTCCCTGATAAGGCACAATACAGTTATACCCGATCGGCTTACTCATTTTATAAGAGCCTTTTAACTCCCAACTGGAAGCACTGTTCGGATTTGAGCCGCTATAAACGAAAATTTCGCCTTCCGAGGTAATAAATACCGTTAAGTCATCAATACCTTGTCCACCGTCAACGGTCCAATCGGCAACAGCTATTAATTGTCCGCCGTATTTACTGACTTGCGATAAGTCAAAACTGTTTAAGGTGCCGCTTATATTGCCAGCTGTCGCCGAATACCAAGCCTTTAACGTGCCTTTTTCCACAAACCACAGAAATTCTTTGCTTACCGCGGCATTAATAACTTTTGCGTCTGTTAATCCCGTTCCGGCAAATCCCCAATCACCGAATTGTTCTTCGTTATTTGCATCAACGTAAAAGACTTTCGGCGTATCAGATCCGTTTACAAAGAACAATCTGTCTTTATATTGCACGGTTTGACATTGGGTTGCGTTAGCCGACATATTTCCTAGTTCAACAATATCTTCCCGATTGGAAATATTATAAACTTTGCCACCGCCAACAGCCAAAAAGCAGTTATGGCTCGGTTTTTTGTAATTGGCCAAAGCGATTATACTCGTAATTTCAAGGTTGCAATATTCCGTATATCCCGGACGTAATTGAACTTTACTGTCCATCGGAATATAATTGTCCATGGTAATGGCATAAAGCGGTTCCATTGCATCCAAGCTGTCACGAACATTTAAGCCGTTAATCGGTGCCGGTAAAATAAAGTCGTGACTTTTAGCAGCACGATTGACATTCATTTTTCTCATAGACAATTACTCCCGATGTTAAACCGCCGCTATAATCTACGCCGGCTAAGTTAATATCTTCCGTTGCCGTACCGGTGCCAAATCTCTTTTTTAATTCGCGTTGGTATTGATTATACGTTTCGGCATAATCCAAACCGTTACGAGCAAAACAGCGCCATAAAATACCGAGTTTTACCAGATATTTATCAAAAATCGGAATATCCGTGTTTTGGGTGATTTTAGATTTTTCCTGATAGGTATCCGGTTCAAAGCAAATGGCATTACTACGGTAAGTGAAAATTATTTTATAGCAGCATGTCGGAGCTTTTAAGAACTTAATGCAATCATTTTGTATCTTAAATTTAATGTCTAAGCTCGGACAATGATACATTTTCTCTTTTACCCATTGCTCCGGAGTAATCGAGCCGATAACTTTATCAGATGAATCCTTAATATAAATGGTGTTATGCAAAATACTGTAAAAATCATCAACAATTTGATGTATCGAATAAACGCTAACCCCGTTTATAGTAAGAAACGCTGCTTCTTTGGTCAGTTCCTGCCAGTCGCCGTAACGCATTAATTCTTCCAGCGTGTCTATGGCCATAGATTTGAAAATACGGTCATGTTGATTATCGGCATCAAATAAATCTTTCGGCTTTTGAACTGCGGCAATATCTGCCACCTCTTGACATATATCTAAGATATTATCCATGTTTGCTCCTATTTGTTAGAAGTTTTCTTTTCCTCTTTGGTTTTTGCAGTTTTAAGTGCTGCAATTTCGGCATTTAATTTTTCAACTTCTGCTTTAAGTTCTTCGTTTTGTGTTCTCAATTCTTCAATCGCGGTCTTATATTGCTCTTCCTTTGCGGTAAATCCCTTGGCATTTTCCAAAAATGTTCTGGCTGCCGTTCTTTCGTTTAACAAATCAAAGGCTTGAACCTTGTCGTCGCTGAGCTCGGCTAATTCTTCAACCGTCTCAATACCCAAATATTTGCAATTTTCGGCTTGAATAGCGGTCAAAAAAGAATATTGATTAAGCGGTGTGCCGTTAATGGCTTTCTTTTTATTGTTCAAATAGCGACGATATTCGGTCGGAAATCTCTCCATATCTTCTTTATCAGCCGGACGATTGACAACGTCTCTGTCATCCGGAATGCGAATTTCAATATAAGTGCGTTCAATAAATACCGGCATATTGTTTTCTCTAACATCGTCGGTTTTAATAACTTTATCATAAAAACGGACCATTAAATTTTCTTCTTCATTACTCATTTTATTTCCTTTCTATTAATTGTAAAAAAAGAGGGGCGCCGTAAAGACACCCCTCAAACAGGCTAGCTGCTGCTTGTAGAAGTATTGGTATCAATCAATACACCTTGCAAAGCGGCATTGCTCATGGTCATATTACCAGCCCAACCAATCAACTTATATTTAGCATCTTGGTTAATAGCCATACGATCACCGCCGATTACGCGGAAGTTACGGTCTTTATGCGGACGGAAATAGATGTAATCAGTATTTAACATATACATTTTGTTTTCCGGACAATTACCGTTGTCGCATACTACGAAAACGCCCTTATAGCGCAAAGCGTTGAAGCCTGCGTCAGCCATTTTCGGGTCTGTAAACTGCATTTTGCTTTGGCAATATGTTTCATACAAATTGAAAATCGTACCGCCGGTAACAATCAAATCAGGATGATCGCTGCCACGGGTGCAATCCATATAGAGCTTATTCATTTTATCAACCAAGTTACTGGCTGACAAAGATGCGCTGAGCGTCTTATTGCGCCAGAACGCATTTGTTGCAGTAGCACGGTTAATACCGCCGACGGTACCCGATGTCGGGTCATCAGCAACCAAAGCCTTCAAACCGGTAATAGATTTACCGGAAGAAGCCGAACCATCGCCGTAAATAGCTGCGCCGATTTTGTTTTTGAGCGTTTTCTGTGCGTTTTCAATGCGTTTAGCATAAAGCTTAATAATAGCCTCAGCTCCGCTGTTCTTTAATTCCTCTTCACCGGAAATGGCAACAGGAACCGCACACTGCTTCATATTATATTCGGCAGCAGTGAATAATTGTTTCGGCGAATATGTAATGCTGTCATATCCGGCATACCATACCATATCGCCTTCGCCGTATTCCAGTTCTTCCAAAATTTTGGAACCACCGTCAAACGTGCGAATTTTATCTTTTTCCGATAAGGTTTTCAGCAAAATATTGCCTTTGGTAACGTTATCGGCTAATTTACCGCTACGTTTTTCAAGCGTAGTAGTAAAAATATCATCATAACTAGAGTTTGGACTTGTTACTGTCATTTAATTTCTCCTAAAGTATGTTAAATTAAGCCTTTTTCTTTGAACTGTTGGCGTAACTCATCCTCAATACTCATCTCTTTAGCCGGTGTATCCGATTTTGCCGTCGGCTTAAATCCGGCATCTTTAGCCTTTGCTGCTTCTGCCACTTTAGAATTGATATTTGCCTGTTGCTGCGAAGCAATAATCTTGGTGCGAATATCATTGTTCGCCCAAATTGCACGCTCATAAGCCTTTTCAATATCCGTCTCAAGACCGCTTTTAACGATATTTATCATATCTTCGCGCACATCCTCAAAATACGGATGTTTCAAATTGCCATTTTCGTCTTTGGCATTCATGAAATCAGCCACAACCTGGTCGGCTTTTTGGCGGTTTTCGGCTTGAATTGCCTGTTCTTGCGTATAACGGTAATTTTTAAGGTCTTGTAATTCTTGGTTGATTTTAGCAAATTCGTGAGCATAAGGATTATTGTTATCCTCATTGTTCGGATTAAGTGGTTGCAAATCGTAACCGTATGTGTTGGCCAAACTTTTTAAGGTCTCTTCCGGTTTATAATTCAAAGCCCGGAAAGTATTGTTCATTAAGTCGTAATACTCTCTCGGCGATTTAATACCGTTCGACAATAAAATGTCTTTAATGGCATTGTAACCATCGTCAACATATTTATAGGTTCCCAATCTGCCTTGTAGTTTAGAAATGCCTTTTTGTGCATCCTCTTCCCGTTGAATCAGATATTTCTGCCAGTTAGGCGCGAGGCTATTAAAAGCATCCTTAAACTCTTGTGTATATGCTTCAGGAGCGGACAAAACTTCCGGTGTGTCTGCAGGAACACCGTTATTTTGCTCTTCATTGGCATTTGCTTGTACTTGTTCTTGTTCTTGTACTTGTTCTTGACCTGTAACTTGCGCATCCCTTTCGGCAATGGCCGCGTTCAGTTCGTTTTCAATTTCGGTGATATCACTCATTCCATATCCTTTTTTTGTATTGATTTAAAAATTCGGCGAAGTTTTCTTTTTCCAGTCGCCGCTCTTCAAAAAAACGCTGATTTTTTTTATACTCAGCGCTGTAATCACTTGCCAAAGCGTCACCCGATCGCTTTAAGTATGCATCCACATCAGCGGTGCATTTGGCGATTGTGCCGTCCGGCAATTGAAACTCCTTAAACATTGGCTATATTCCTTATTCTTCGACATTTTCCCATTTTGACGGTGTCGGAAACATTGCTTCCAATTTTTCAAACATATCGGCAGTTATCCAATCGGTTGTTGAATAACATCCGGTCAGACTGTCCTTTAATTCCTTGCCTTTATTGTCTTTAACTTCCGTACCGATACAAAAAATATTACCGTACAGGCAGCGAGCCGAAACCGGTACAGGTTCATACGGGTTGGTATAATACTTCTCAAGCTGCTTATACTTCTCGCCGTCAATCCTTATCGGACAATGAATACCGTAATGCTTGGTCGGATATCCTTGAATTTTCAATATCCGTCCGGTGTTGCAAATAACCGTTTGGTATTTGCTTTTCGGTATTTCCGGCATTTCCCCTTTGTGATAATACGGATATTTTCCGGCTTCAAAGTCCTGCAGCATGAAAAAATCGTCGTTCATCAGTAAGAACTCTTTACTAATGCCGGCTTTAATTGCCGCCAACGTCTTATAAAAAGCGTTTTGCCACCATGCGCCGCTGTCTTCGACCCATAAATATTTTACTTTATCGTTCAAAAAATGCGGTCTGTTACCGACAATCCATACATCGCCAATGTCTTTGCAATGTTTTTCCAATGCTCGCAAAGAATAAAGCAGCTCCCGGTTCCCGTGGTGAGAACCGGAGCCGACATAATATAAAATGTCCATGTTATTCTCCCTTAAAAGTCGGGAACATAACCGGTTGTTATATTATCCGATACCATTTGCCCGTTTGCTTGCTGCTGTTGTTTTAAGACAAATTGCATACCAGCTTCCATTTTTTCCATGCCGATTTTCTTGTCTTCGGTATCTTTCTTCATAGCCAATTCATCAGCCTTTAAGCGGTTTTGCTCTTTCTTTATCTCGTAATCCTGGGCGTTCTTCTGCGCTTGATTTTGAGCTACAACCATACGCGGATCCGGAGTATTTGCATCTTCTGCTTCTCCCTGCTTCAAGTCAGCCCCGATTTTATCAAACACATCGTCAATTGTGCTTTCAAATTGGCGAGCATTCGGCAGTTGCGAAACAATAGAGCCTATCATTTGTTTATAAAGCGGCAACAATAACGGTTGCTCCGTAACGGCGTTAAAGGCAATATTCATTGTGTCGTTAATTGCTTTAACCGCCATTTGTGTCTGTTCAATTGATTGCGATTGATTAAATGATGTATCTGTCTCAATACCGAGCGTTAAACCGCGCAATTTGTTGGTTTTTAATAACTCAATAGCCTGCATTGCCGTTACTTCGTCAATATCGCCCTTAAATTGCATTAATGTTTCCGGGGCAAAGCGCTCGCAGATAATTTCCGCTTTGATTTTGAACAAACCGGTAATAAAACGCTGCATGTCGTTCTGACGGTCCTGATTTCTGAGCGTGCCGAAATTGGTCTTTTGATTTACGGCGGTGGCTGTTTCGTTCGGGTTACTGTTACCGCGCATAATATCGCTCACACCGGTAATCTCGTAAATACTTTGAATAATTTCCGTTTTACGCTGCGCCATAGCGGTTAACGCATCCACATAAGACGAAATATCCACAAAGTCCATAATGCCTTTTATGCCGCCGGCTTCTTTCAGCTTTTCAAAGTCATTTAATGAAACTAGCGTTACATCTTTACTCAAAATATTTGCCAGTTCCGGAAAACTGTTGTCATAGCAACCGGAAACTTTCAAAGCCTTCATTACCAAACGCATACGCTCGGTTAAGCCGTCCAATTCATTAAGCATATCCTTGATTTCGGAATAATCAGATATCGGAATCAGCGAATTATTGGTCTGTGTCGTAAAAATCGGCTTCGGCATCGGGAAAAATCCGGTAACCTTGGTCAAATCATCAACAACCTTTAAGAACTTAACCTTTACATCTTTGGCAATGTAATAAATCTTCTGAGTTTCGCGATCATAAACCTCATAAACGTTGGTGTCTTTTTTATAGTCTTCTTTTTCGTCATGGATCAACAGCTCTTTAACCTCATGGCCAAACTGTTTAACCACCTCTTTACGCGTCATATGAATAACACGCGCCCACCACTGGCAATCTTCCCAAATACCAACCTTTTCGCTGTCTGCTATAAAGTCAACCGGGTTAATATATTCGGTAACGACTTTTTCCTCGTCAATAATATCTTGTGCAACGGTCTCGCCTAATTCGTTAACCGTAAGCACCTGCTTAAATGTCGGTTTATAACGTTCAATAGCCAAACCCATACCGGACAATAAATAATCGTTACGGGCATATTTAATGGCGCTGTCAAAGTCAAATTGCTCCAAATCCCATTCAAGGGTCTTTTCAAGAATTTGCGACGCAGCACTCTCTACCGCATTAATGTTTTTGTTTTTACGGTCTATATACGGTACCGGCTGCTTAAAATACAAAAACGGCTTTAAGGTTTCAATTGAAGACCAAAAGATATTCTGACGGCTTTTTTTGTTTTCGTTACGGTAATAATCCCGAACTTCTTTTATGTGTTCATGATAATCCTTCCACTTATTTTCTGCCGTGGTTATCTTATCAATCCAATTTTCAACGATATCTTGTTCTTTTACATTATTACTCATCTTTAATCACTCCCAAAAGCCCACGCTCACGAACGGCGACCAAATCCGGATCATCAAGTAAGGTCGGCAATTCATCAAAAGCATGAAAAACAACATGGTCGCCAACGTTAACACTTTTAACATCTGAGCCGATACTTTCCACAACACCGATATTACGGACATTTTTAATGTCGTCAGTGGTTAAAATAACTCCGCCTTCCGATTTTTCCTTTTGTTTATCAAGCCGAATTATTACTCGGTCCATAATTGCCTGTATTTTCATAAACACTCCTACCAATTGTTATAATTTGCTGCAGCCTCATCACGATACAGCTGCTCAAGCGTCACGTTACCGTTACCGAACGTTGACACATTCTCTTTTTTGGTTTCATAAACCGGCTCGGCAAACGTTAAAGCGAAAGCATCTCCGCTATCCGGAGAACGTTTAATCCGTTTTTTAACTTCCTCTTTGTCTTCCAAAAGCAAACGACCGTCTTTATCGTGCTTTATCTCAACCGAAACCAAATCTTCGGCCAATTCGTCATCATCAACAATTTGCACCGGTGCCTCTTGGTGCAGCCAATCACGCATTTCGCCCCACATTTCGGCACGTTTATTGGCGTAACGGTCTTTTTGTATGGCTTTACCGCCGAAATTTATTGCCTTTACGGTGCTGCCGTAACCTCTGTCGTTTAAGATGTCGTAAATGGCGTAACCGGTTAAGCCTGCATCCAAAAACACTTTTGACGGATGATGTTCTTTAATAATGGCAGTCAGTAAATTGGCAACTTCAATCGAATCCAACTTACCGTATTTATCAAGCCGATACTGCCACCGCCCGCGTCTAAAGCAAAATACCGTTTTATCGTCTCCCATTCGGGCAATATCCACACCAACAATCAACGGACTGTCCGACTTATTGATTTTCGGCTCTTGCGCTCTATGAACATCGACCGTGCTTATTAAACGCTTATTACCCAAAATACGCGGCTCACCGAGCCAAATATGACAATAATCGTCGTAATTATCATTAAGGCATTTTTCGGCTTGGCATTTTAATTCATCCGGACAGAACGGATTGTCGGTATAATTCACACGGCAAACAAACGTTCTTTTATCCGGATGTGCTGCTATCGCTACCCATATCGGATCGCGCTCTTCCTCACGGTTCATAGAAATCCAAATTTCCGAACCGTCTTTTCTGATTGTCGGGTCTAAAATCTCCCAGCTTTTGGCCGATAATTTCTGCGCTTCTTCTATCCAACAAATGTCAATACCTTCAAGCGACTTAATATTCATACTATTGGTGTCTTGCATACCCTTAAACAAGAACTTTGAGCCGGTAACAATATTTTCAATGCTGTCAGACTTTATCCGAAAATCCGTAAAATCATAATATTTAATTCTGTCGCACAACAATTTGTAAACGGAATCTTTGATACTGTCCTGCACCTCACGAATGCAAATAATGTCAACATGTGTATCACGTGCCTTTAATAACAGGCTATCGGCAAAAGCATAACTTTTTCCGCCACCACGCCCGCCGTAATAAAGTTTATAGCGTATGCGCATCTGCAGCAGCGGACTGAATATCTCCGGTATTTGCACTTCCACCTGTTTCATCGTTTTGCTTTTCTTTCTTTGTCGGCACATACTTAATCAGCGCCTGTGTTAATTCAAAATTGCCGCGAACATTCTCGGTAAACAAACCGAAGGCTTTACCTTTTAACTCCACCGCCTTTAAGTATGCGGTCAAATTGCCGGCAGTAACGGCAGCCTTTTGAGCAATCTCCAACTCTTCAACCAGTTTTTCGACGGTGTATTCGTATTTTTTTTGCAGCTTTTCTTCTTCCAAGCCTAACGCTTTTTTAATGTCAACATTTGTCAACAACCTTTGACCTTGCGAACGGGCGGTCTTTTTGGAATAACCGGCAGAAAGCGCAGCCTTTGTGGCGTTACCGCCGTTGCTTTTATACGCTTTGATGAATTTCTTCTGTTTTGTCGTCAGTTCCATGCTTAAAGATCCTATTCCAATCCGCTGCGCTAATATCACTATAGCCGAGAGATTTACGCCCCGACGTGGTCAAATCTTTTTGTTCAAGCGCTTGCGGTGTTTCCACGTAATCGTCCGGCACTATCTTAAAAACTGTTTTGTTTCCCTGTTTTTTCTCTATCGTCTTCATTCATACCTCAAAAAAAATGCCCCCACATTATGGCGATGCAGGGGCTTGGACTAATTTTTTAACTTCATAAAAGGATAAAAAACTAAACTTTAATGACGTATTTACTTTTTATCAACTAATACAAAGGATGTTTCATGAAATATTAAATGAATAAATCAGAATGGGAGTCCGTTTTGTATCCAGTTTTCCCATTCTACAAAAATTCATAGCATAAAATTGAAAAAAATAACACCACATTTTATCACACTTTATCACACTTTTAGACACATTTTGTCAAATTCTTGAGTAAATACCCCATAGCTTTATGCCAACGTTTGATAGCCGTATTTTGGTGAACGTGAAATTCTTGCGACACATCATACCACGATCGCACACCGGACCATTGGGTTTTTGTGTTACAAATAATCGGCGAACCGCAGCGATATTTAATCAGCTCCCGTGTATCAAACGGGCAATACCGTGCCAGCAACGGCCACCATTTTTCGCTCACTTCTTCCGCCAGCTCCACATCGGCAGGTAAAAACATGCTTTTATTGTCAGATGTGCTGTATCCGTATATTTCTCCCCAGAGGTTAAAATAACCTTGCGGCTTTACCGGCGGCATATGCCTATAAACCGCAAAGGCGTGATAAATACGGTTTTCAATGTCCTTTACGGTCTGTATTTCCGATGTTTGTTTAACCTCATACATTGCAATTCCTCAATTTACAGAGCTGTCATCTTCGTCTGAATAATAAAATCTGATCCCTTGCTGCAGCAAATTACGGTAAGCCATCGTATTGTCGCAATTATCCATAACCTCGGCCAAAGACGGAAACCACTTATATTTTGCCTTCAAGGCTTTGGTAACCACATCAGCCGGATATCGGCTTAATTCTTCCACCCAAACCGCTGCACGTGCCTTTTTATCAATATCGCTTTTTTCTTTGGCGGTGGTGGTTACCAATTCAAGCCGATACATCAGCTTTACTATTTCCTCAGCAGGCAAAGGAGCGTTAAAATCCCTTATAGCTTGCAGCGCGAGCATTTTCTGAGCGTGCGACATGTTTTCAATATGGACACGCTGCACCGGATACCAACCGTATTCAGAGAAGTGGCTTTCCGTCTCGATACTGATCGGCAATTTCAGCGTATGTGTTAAGTAGTGATACAGGCTCTTGTCGTTTTCTTCCGGTGTTTTCTGCAACAGTTGCGACGCTGTCATAACCATCAGCCCACCGCTTTTGGTTGAGGAAGACTGTGACTTGGCAGGTAAGCTGGTCGTTTGTTCGGCAGAAGTTAAGATACCTTTGCAGGCCGTTTCTAATGTTTTCATAATTTTCTCCATCTTGTAAAATACGTATAAATTTCTTTTCAGCCTCCGACTTAGAGCCTTTGGCTACCGTTTTTCCGTTAGACACTTGGACCGGGATATATGCCGCCCAAAAATCTTCAAATTGTTCGTGAAATTTTTCGTCAGGTGGTTCTTTCTTTTTGGATATACCGACAGGTATATCTTTTTCTTTAAACTTCTTATCTTCTTCCTTCTTACTTTCTTGAAAGGATTGATTATTTTGATTGTTATTGCTTTCGTTTGATTGATTTGATTGTTTTGATTGTTTTTGATTGTTTTTGATTGCGTTTTGATTACCCTTAGGAGCACCGGTACCCACACGAGCACCACCGCGAATATCCTCTTTATCCAAACTCGGCTTAATTGCAGTTATTAAGGCTGATATAATAACGTCGTCCGTTTCTTTGGAGTTTATGGCGTAATCCGTTAGCGCATCATAAAACTTCAAACGCATATCATCCGGCAGCTTATCTGCAATGCTTTTGAAATTTTTGAAAAATATAAATCGTTCATTCATTTAAATTACCTTTCATTACCATAATTCATCGTCCGTAGTCGGTGTGTGTTTAACCACCGGAGCAGCCAATACCGGCGGTTTTGTATCTGGTTGCTTTTCGGGAGCCATAAACCCGTTGACAGCGACTTTATAAAAGGTATTGCGATTTATAAAATCATTTGCCGCATCCAGATAAATTTTGCTGTTCGGTATTTCGTTGACTTTTATAAAATTGGTCAGCTTAACAACCAAACCGGCAGCTTCCAAATACAACTTGGCCATTTCTGCATTAACATCAGGCATTGGCTTTGACCTCTTTGTATTTGTTTAAGAAAACTTTGTAATGCGCTTCCTGTGCGCTTAAAGATGTATCCAGAGCCCGTAAATCTATCGCCTTGCCGGAAATTCTGTCGGCATTATCAAAAGATTTCAGCGTCTTAATAATCATTTCGTCGTTTACCTTAGCGCCGTTACGTATTTTGAATAAAATAAGCGTTTCCAGTAAATCTCTTTTGATTTGCCCGACCTTGCTCGGATATGCTTTAAGAATATCGGTAATAACTTCGGCCAAATAAGCATCATTGTGCTGCTGCAAATGTTTGCCGATACAAGCTATTGCCAGTGTCATATTCGGTTTGGAACAATAACCGTTAAACGGTATGCTTACGTCCAAGCCTTTCAAAAATTCATCAATTTGCATGGCAAATGCGTCGTTTGCTGCCAGTTTGGCTTTATACATCTGCCAGTTGTTAACGTAAACGCGGTTTTTGTTAATATCAATAAAAGCGTCTGCTTGGCTTTTGGTGCTGCACTGCGGAATAATCCAACACGGCAAATTTTCAATATCGCCTAACTCCTTAGCCGCAATATAACGATGCTGTCCGTCAATAATTGAAAATGTATTATCACCCCGATCGGCTACCGTCAGCGGCGAAAACTTCGCCCAGGCAAAATTCTTTTTGATTTTTTCAATATTCCTTTGTGAGCGTTGTGACAAAGTATCACGTTGGTAAGTGTCGTCAATGGTTAGACAGTTAATGTCTATCCAATCCAAGTCCGGTATTAAACCGTATTTTTCTTCATTATTCATCCTTTGTGTCCTTAAAAGGCGAGAGCACCTTTTGAGCTGGACTAGGCCCGATGCTCTCATTGTTAATTTTCAGTCCGGTCTTCTTAAACAGTTTTTCCGCCTCAGTTTTACTGATACGGCAACCGCTTACGTTCTTAAAAATAGCCACTTTATCGCGCTTAGGATCATAAATACCCCACCGCTGCAAAGTGTCCTTAAACTCATCAAAGGTGCGTATTTCGGCATATTTAATCTTATTGGCCACACACATTTCATAAAATTGGCGCTGCTCATAGGTCATGGTGTTGTCGCCAAACTTAAATTCCATCCAGCCGACAAACTGCCCTTTATTACATACAAGGTAATCCGGCACACCGGCACGCATACCCATTTTTTTATTGCGCCAGCCTTGCATAACCGTCCGCTTGCCCTCATTGGCAACATGAATTAAGTCAAATTCACGCCCCGGAAAAACTTTATCCCACCAGTCAACACAGGCTATACATAAGTCATCTTCGGAATTTACCGCCACCCCGTTCACATATTGCAGATATTTAAGCCGACGCTCCATTTGCTTCTCAAGGGTCTGCATTTTCTCATAGGCTTTTTGTGTGAACGGGTTACGTGACAAGTTATTGCTCCTTTTTAACCGCCTTTTTGGCGTACTCTCTCATAAATTTTAATACGCGGGCGCGTGTGCTCTCACGGCATTCACGACCGGCTTCCAAAACAAACACAAACTTCGGTTGTTTCAGTGCCATTCGCCCAAATGTGGACTTACTCATTTGAAATTTCTGAATAAAATCCAGTATTTTTTCTAAAAACTTCGAATTTTTCATTGTTACTCCATTTCGGTATATTATCTCCATAATATGGAGAACTATCCAAAATGTCAATACCCAAAAAGATACTTGCACAAATTTTTTTAATGTGCTATATTATAGGTAGAAAGGAGCTCTTAAATGAATCAAGACGAGATACGTAAGTTTATTGAGAAAAAAATTTTTGAAAATAAATTGAATTACCGCCGTATATCTATGGACTTAGGTAAAGGCGCCGCTTACATGCAAAGATATTTAAAGGGCGGCGTGCCTGCTAGGCTGCCGGAAGATTTACGCAAAAAGCTCGCAGTCATGCTAAAGGTGGACGAACGCCTGCTTACCGATCTGGATATTTCAATAAAGTCTTTGCCTTCGGAAAATGATAATACCGTTTCCATAGATATAATAGCCGCTAATCCTTGTTGCGGCAGCGGTAACGATAACGAATTTGCCGATGAAGTCGTCGGTAAATGGATTATGCCCGCGCAAGACTTCAAAGATTTAACGTTTTCAAAACCCGAAAATGTCAAGCAAATGCGCGTTATCGGCGATTCGATGGAGCCAACCATAAAAGACGGCGATTACATCTTAGCAGACACCTCTTTTAAGGCTTTCAGCATAGACGGCATATATTTAATACGTATGTATAACGGTCTGGCTGTAAAGCGCCTGCAAGCCGGATTAAACGATATAAAAATACTTTCCGACAATAAAAAATATGAGCCGATTACGGCATCTGCCGGAGAGGTATATATAATAGGTAAAGTCATTAAGATCATGAATATAGAAACCGTATAGATATAAGTAGAGGTAAATAATGGACAGCGAAGACAGATACGGTAAATACATTAATAGAGCATTATCAGACAGAAGTCTGTTAATCGGGCTTGTTGTTAATATTGTTATTGCTCTTCTTATATTCATTTCTACCGAAAGCGTTTTTTATACGCTTATATTTGTGGCATATTGCCGTATTATATACGTGTTTGATTGCCATAAAAATCGGCAGTTGGAAATATTAAATAAGCTTGACCAATTGTTGGAGAATCGCGACAAAGTCGAATAATTGCCATACTGCGCCCCTTGGATGCGCGATAGTTTGAAAAAGTTATGCGGATAAATACCGATTTATCCGCAGAATTTTTTTAAACATTTCGCGCTTTTAGGGGTATTTTTGACTCCAAAATAAAAAAATTTTAAATTTTTTCCACAATTTAACTTGTTGATTTTTCAAAATAAATAAAAAAATCTCTCTTTTACGAGCCGTCATGTATGAAAAAAGATGTTGACATATATGAAAAATGATATTATATGTTTACATAAAGATACAAAAATTATATTGAAAGAGAGATACGATGAAAATATATTTACCATTACTAACATTAAAAAAACTGCAGCGGAAATTTTCAAAATTTTTGAATAAAACCGAACGTCTTATGGCCAACGTTTATTTCTTCAGATTCTGCTGCTTTATTTGCATCCTTACATCTATTTGGGCTGCTTACAGCTACATCAGTTATTGCGAAGCGTTTGATAATTTGGAACGCGAAGTCGCAAAACTGGAACAATACCAAATTACTTACACTCAATTTTTTAACAACTAACTGAAAGGACAAAAAATGTCATTATTAATTCAACCTGCAGACTTAACCTGCAATCAACCGATTTCATGTATGATTTATGGTCAGCCGGGAGCCGGCAAAACTACGCTCGCTCTGTCTTCGGATAAGCCGGTATTAATTGACTTGGACCGTGGCTTGCACCGCGTAGAAAAACGCTTTCAATGCCCGTCATTACAAGTCGAAAGTTACCAACAAATTTTAGATTTGTTAAAGTCCGGAGAGTTGGCTCCGTTTAACACCATTGTTATTGATACCCTTGGTAAACTGGTTGATCGTATGGGGGATTATGTCGCTTTATCCAATCCTAAGTTTAAGCAGGGAGACGGAACTTTATCAATGAAAGCCTGGGGAGCGATTAAAGTTCAGTTTCAAACTTTGGTTAAGACTATTTTCAATATGAACAAGTCAGTTATTTTCGTGGCTCACGAAAAGGAAGACAAGGACGGTGATACTCGTTTTGTTCGTCCTGATGTTTCCGGTTCTTCCGGTAAGGATATTGTTAAGGAGCTTGACCTTATGGGATATGTGGAGATGAAAGGCAGTAAGCGCACCGTTTCATTTACACCTACCGAAAAGTATTATGCGAAAAATTCGCTCGGTTTGCCTGCAGTTATTGAAATTCCGGACACGACCAACGGTAATACGTTCTTTAAGGATAAAATTATTGCCGCCGTTGCCGATCGTAAGCAGCACGACGCAGAATTGTTGGATAAATACAACGGTTTGAAAAACGTTATTGATGCCAAAGTTGACTGCGTGAAAGATGTTGAGAGCTTAAACGAAGTTTACGAAGAAGTTAAATCTTTGGAGACCGTTTGGGATAGCGCCATTTATTGTAAACATCGCATAGCCGATGCCGCCAAAGCCTTAAATGCTGTTTTCAATAAAGAAACCAAAAAGTTTGAGGTTGCTGCCGATGCCGAATAATACTGACAAATATTTGATTACGCCTACGCTGTATAACTCATACATCTATTATGTCGGTGGCAATTTTGAGTTATACGGCGAAAAAGCCGAAGAAATTGAGGCTAAGGCTCGGCAGGACTTCTTAAACTGCCTTAAAAAGGTTTACACCACTAACGAAATTTTGCAACGTGGCATTGATTTTGAAAATTCGGTTAATGACATTTGCAACGGCTTAGAGGTTGAGCCTATGGAAAACGCCAAAGAAGTGGCCGATATTGTCGGCCATGGCATTTGGCAGGAGCGTCTCACCAAAACTGTCGGCAATTACGTTCTTTACGGCAAAGCCGACGTTATCAGAGCCGATACTATTTACGATATCAAACGCGTAAACAGTTACGATTGCCCGAAATACGAACATTCAATCCAACATCTTTTATACATGGAATGCTCCGGCTTAGAGCACTTTAAGTACGTCATTTCCACCGGCAAAGATGTTTACGTTGAATATTACCACAAAGACGCCGACAACCTGCAAAAGCTTTTAGGCCGGATTGATGCAATGGTTAACTTCATTCGCCAAAATCCGGAGTTCAACGAAGCTTTTGAAAAGAACTGGCACAGCCAATACTAGGAGCAAAACATGGAAATCAGCAAAGAATGTGCAAAAAAAATCTTCGCAGATATACCGGCTGCGCTGCAACAAATTGAAAAAATCGCCGGTGATATGGTTTATTTCGACCTGCAAAGCAAGCAGTCTTACAAAACCGCCAAGCAAAACAATTTGTTTCACAGCCTTTTAGAGTGTTTTTTCTCCAGTGGTTGCGCCAGCTTTGCTGATTATGACGATTTACGTCTTTATTACAAACGCGTTGCCGGATTGGTTAATAAGCGTAACGGCATGATTGTTGAAGGCTCTTGGGCTGACGCCACCCGAAAACAAGCACAAACCGCCATAGATATTTGTATGCGTGACATGGATTTTGCCGGTGTTATCGGCAGCTCACAAGGTCAGAAGTACGAAGCAATTCTTAAAGGCATTAAACAATGGTACGAATTGGAAGGATTAACATGGACGAGAAATCAATAGAAGAATTAAGAGAAGACTTCGAGCGCGAATGGCCTGTAACGATTGCCCGTGAAGAAGTCGAAAAATATACCGGCGGTCTGGTCGCTGCTGCCTCTATGGCAATGTACGACAGTCTCGGAACCGGGGTTAAAGATCCGATTACGATAGGACGTAAAGTTGCTTACCGCAAAAAGAACCTGATTGATTGGATTATCAATAACATCAATAAAAAGAACTTAAAGAAAGGGGAATAAAATGTCACTCAACCGTGCAACATTAATCGGAAATGTCGGACAAGAGCCAAAAATCATGACGACACAGTCCGGTGGTAAATTTGCCACGTTTTCAATCGCCACATCAGAAAAATGGAACGATAAGCAAACGGGCGAAGTCAAAGAAATTACCGATTGGCACAATATCATTGTCAGCACCGACGGCTTAGCCAATGTTGTTGAACAATATGTTAAAAAAGGCTCTCGCTTATTTGTGGAAGGACGCATACGCACCCGTAAATATACCGACAATAACGGATTTGACCGCTACGTTACCGAAATCGTTGTCGGCGGTTATAATTCAAGTTTACAGATTTTAGACCGTCGCGAAAACACTCCTGCCGATCCGCAAGCCGAAGCAGCAGGAGAACCGGCACCGCAAGGCTGGGGAGATAAGCCGGCAGAACTCGACGACGATATTCCGTTCTAATGCGGAATACATGGGCGGTAAGTGCCTTACGTATCTCCGCTTGCCGCCCGCCTTACCAAAAACATCAACAAACAGAAAGGAATAAATTATGACAGATATGGTAGCAGCCGACAGGCTTAGAAGCATTATTGAACGTATTGAACATTTGGAAGAAGAGAAAAAAGACCTTCAAAGCGACATTCGCGATATTTTCGCCGAAGCAAAAAGCGCCGGATTTGATGTTAAGGCAATCCGCTCCGTTCTGAAACTGCGCAAAATGAATGCCGCAGACCGCGATGAACAAGAAATAATCGTTGAGCAATACCGCAAAGCGTTAGACATGTGAAAGGCTTGAAAATGATTAAAGACAACAGAGAAAAGGTAAAAAAAGAATTTGCCAAAGCCCTTGAAAGAATGGGGAAAATGAAAGATATCGACGCATTTATCTTTTTAACATTGAAGAAAAATAAGGACGGTAAAACCGCAACGGGAGAATGCCGTGTCTCCGGTAAGATGACTTATCTGGCAAGATTATACAACAGCGTTGATAAGAACGTCAAAGCAGCGGCGGCTCTTATGGGAATGGCCGATATTTTAACAGACATAAGCGAAGGACTTGAAGATGAGTAAATCAGACGTTTTTAACAATCAAACCCGACTAATTCAAAAACCGGAATTACGCCAGTTGGTCATTGATACACTGGAAGCAGCACCGGATTACTTTTACACAATGCCGGCAAGTTCAACCGGAAAGTATCATCCGGCTTATACGCTCGGTAATGGTGGCTTGGTGCGCCATACCAAAGCAGCGGTCAAAATAGCCGAATGCCTGCTTTCACTTGAAATGTATGAGGCTCTCGCCAAGAAAAGCGATGAAATTTATGCCGCAATAATTTTGCACGATTCAGTTAAAAAAGGCTTAACCGGCACACAATACACCACAACGGAACATCCGCTTGATGCTGCCAAACTGCTGATTGACACGGCTAAAAAGGCAAATTTTGCCGATAATGTTATCCAATTTCCAATGCGGCGCGTTCATACCGGAGCTGATGCGGATTTACCGCAAGGCGAAAAAATTACCGAGGAGGTCGGCGGTGCATTGGCGCACGTTGCCAACATCTTAATTGAAAATGATATTGGCGAGTTTGAGGCTGTTATTGGCGTTGAGGGCGGACAATATAATATTACCTTTACGCAACTTAAAAAATACAACAAACCAATACTTAACTAAGGAGGCATTTATGGCTGGAAACTTAAAACTTGTGCTTACCGACCATTGGTTCGAAGAAATCAAAAGCGGCAGAAAAACGCACGAATACAGGAAAGCCACACATTTTTGGGATAAGCGTATTGGCTGGATAAAAGATGCATTTGAGCTTAAATTTTACGGTCATAATGATGTTTTTATACCAAATGTTATTTTTCAAAAGGCTTATCGCAAAAATCCCGAAATAATGGAGTTTGCAATAAAATATATTCATTGTGTCAACGGCTTAAACACCGACTTACATATTAACGATTATGTGTATGATATTGAACTTGGGGAGCG